GAGTCTTTAAAATCTTTAGCAGTCGGAGCGCCTTTTGCGCCTACAGGGCGCATTTTTTCTTTGCTGCCTGCGGCGATACGTGCTTGCTTGGCATGAATGTTTGCGTACAGTCCTGGCTTCATAATCAGCACTTCCATCGTTTTAGAGCCGCTTTAGCGCGTTCGCCGTCTTTGGCGTTGGCCGCTACAGCGCCCATTCTTGCACAAAATGAATCCTTGCGGCCCTGATCTGCCTTGGTCTTGGGATTTGGGGCTGGCGCTTTAAGATTGGAGCCGGTTGCGGCATTGTACTTCTCACGGCCTTTGGCCGTCAGGCCAGCGCCTTGGGATGTGGGCAGTTTCTCGCCGCGTCCGACACTGAGGGATACTTTCTTCATTTAGCTACCCATCCATGAAGTGTGCATTGCGCCGTCTTGAGCGTTATAGCGGCGAGTGGGCTCAGTATACTCGCGGTGAGCCACAGGAAAAGCAAACGTCACGCATATAGCGTCCGCTGCGTCTGGTGATGCTAAACCCCGTGCTTTCATTTCTTTCTTGCTCTCCAAGAAGATTGTTCCACGTGAATCAGGCTTCATCTTAGGCGAAATCAAATCCGTCTTTAAGAACCTGTCGGTCGGGATACTAGCAGATTTCAACCACTCGCGCATCTCGCCCCACATCTGCGCACGCATATTTCCGTACATTATCGGGTTTTTGGCCTTATTTCCAAAGTTTACGCCCTTAATCTTGTACCGCTGCTCCTTGAGCCTGTCCACAATCCCAGCGCCCAGCCCACCCTCGTCGATTACTACCAGGGTCGGCTTATATTCCTCAATCGCGTCGATCACATACCCCACGACCGTCATCGTGTCGTCGCCCCGATGCCGGGTAATATTGATTATGTCCCGTCCCTGGCGCACGGCGATGACCGTGGCGTCCGCGCCGTAGCGCGCCGGATCAACGCCGATGACGATGGGCGCTGACAAATCTTTGTACTTCTCCCGCTTCATGGCCTCGTCTACTATGTCCGAGCCGATGAACTGATCGTCGCCTGCGCTTGGAAACATCCCGTAGACCTCGACGTGCGATTGCGATGAGTCCGGCCCGTATTCTTGGATGATCCGCTCATAGACTTGTTTGTCCGTACCCTCGACCGTGCGCGCATCCACCACTTTGGTTTTCCAAAACGCCCGCTTGGAGTTAAACGCCTCGTAGAAGTACCCCGTGTTGCGGCGCGGGTTGGAGAACGCCAGCCAGAAGCGGTTGGGCGTGTTTTCCGTAAAGAAGCCTGCGGTCACCGCCCAGATCGTGTCGTCAATACCACTGGCCTCGTCGAACACCACCAGCACGCCGTCGTAGTTGTGCACACCCGCGTAGGCGTCGGGGTTCTCCGCTGACCACAGCCGCCCCTCGACGCCCCAGTACCTGGTGCCCTTTTTCAAGTCCCGCTCGACCAGTTCGGTCAGCCACTTGGCGGGCATCACCCGCGTGGCGCTGACTTCAAACCAATGTGAGTTGATCGCCATCGCCAGCCACTTGGTGATCTCGGCCCAAGTGATAGACCGCAGTTGGGACTCACTGTTGGCCGAGATGATAGTCGTCGAGCCGATGCGGGTCGCCAGCATCCAGATCGTGATCCAACTGACCAAGGCCGACTTGCCAATACCTCGCCCAGACGAGATGGCGCTTTGCAGTACGGCGTAATCTAGCTGGCCCTTGTTTGCTTCGATATGCTCGGCGATGTCTTGCAGCACCTCGCGCTGCCACTTGCGCGGCCCTTTAAAGTTTTCTAGCGGAGTACCCTTGACACCCCACGGGAATACCAAGGCCACAAAATTAAGCGGGTTGTCCTTAATGCGCGGCGTCCACAGACGCGCCATCAGGGCTTGTTCGTCTTCAGCGCTGTATCTGGTTGACTGCATCTACGACCTCAATGACGCGCATCTCTGCCTCTTGCAGTGCCTGCGTGATGGATATGCGTTGGTCGATGTCCACCGTAATGGACTGCTTGGCGACCCAGCCGTGCTGGTGTTTGAGAATCTCAAGCGCCGCCTTGGCATCGCCCTCGCGAGCCGCTTTGTGCAAGATGTCGGCCATCTCGCGCTCGCCGTCTGCTTTGCCTTTGATCGCGGCCATCTCGGCCAGTGCGTCAAATTGGCACAGGTGCCGGTACTCTTCAGGCCGCATCCCAGAGGCCAGCGCCAGCGTGTCGCCCTTGAGCCCCAGCTTGGCAGCGTCGTATATCGCCTGCAAGCGCGATTCAGTTGCTTGGACGTGTCGGACAGTGAGCGGCAGTGACTTGAACATTTGTTCTCCTGCGCCTTGGAGGCGTGTGCATTAATTTTATATTAAAAAAATTTTGTTTGCGAGCCCTCCGTTTACGTTGGCCCATCGCGTCGGCCCTACCCCTCCCCCTCGAGCAGGAATCCTACGCAAAATGGCAAGTGGTTTGTTGGCATTGTTGGCATAGCCTACGAGGTTGCATGGCTTGCGTTACTAGCTACGTGGTGGCGCGCCGGTGCGCGCAGCATGTTGGCGGTGTTGGCTACCGTTGGCCATCAAATATGAAGATTTAGGGTGTTTTTGCTTATTTTTTAAGCATATTGCTATGTTGGCTATCTATTTTCAATAGCCAACATAGCCAACAATTGACGTTTTTGTTATGTTTACAGTCGTTTTTGCGGCATTTATGTGCGGTTGGCTATGTTGGCTATGCCTACGCCGATTGCAGTTGCTCTACCCCATATTGCATATCCCACTATATGGTATGTATATCTCACATTATGAAATATATAGTTTAGATAACATCAGATAAAAACAATAGCCAACATAGCCAACAACTATGCGCCCCCATTGGAGAACCGCATAAAAACACCATAGCCAACCTAACACCAACCAAACCGCCAACAACGCCAACAATTTAAGCCTACGGTGTCAATTCTGTAAATTGACACCCTTGATAGTGTAATAGATTCCCTTACAATACTAAGCATGGCAAAGTCGCCATGCAATAAAGTAAAGGCACACAATGAAAACTGAAATACTGATTTACGGCTTGGAGCGCGGCGAAACCCGCGACTACATGGAAACGCTATTAGCTAGCAACTGCCGCAACGCCGCCGATATTGAGCGCGTCAAAGAGGCCGCAAGCGCCGCCGGGTTCCATTCGTTCCGCATTGCTACATATGACGGAGCGCCGCCAAACTTTGCCAAGGCGGTGAACGTATGAAAGTTACCGCAACACTTCACAATTTATCGGACAATTTTTATGCCGATTTAATCGGCATGGAACCCCGCGAGATTTATGACTACTTGCGGCGGCTAAAAAATGACTTACCGCATTGCATCAAAATGAAAACCGGAAATGGTCAATTCAGGGATGCCGTGGAACTTAATCAAATTGTGCGCGGCCCATGTGCTTATGCGTACAAACTTGAGCCCCGCCGTGGCTATAAGTTAGCCACTTTTGACATAATAAAGGACACACAATGAAAAGCTATCAAATAGAACTAAAGCGCGTTTCTTACGTCAACATGGATATCGAGGCCGAAAGCCAAGAGGAAGCGGAAACGCTTGCATGGGTTGCGCTAGAGTCTCACGGCCCGTACGGTGAAGGTGACGCATCTTGGGAACTAGAAAGCATTGCGGAGGTGGCAGCATGAAACAGACAATAGAAAACGCAAGCCAATTTCGTGACGAATTCCGCCAATGCGGGCGGCACACTCAATTCAGTTATGAGGCTACAAACCTACTTTTTGACTATTTCGAGGAAATAGACCCAGACTATGACCTAGACGTTATCGCTATCTGCTGCGAATACAGTGAGGAAAGCGTCCAGCAGATCGCAGATTATTACGGGCTGGAATTTAGCTCTATAGAGGAAGGCGATACAGACGGAGAGCGCGATCATGTGCTTGCGTATTTGAACGATCACACCGCCGTTGTTGGTGTCACACCCTCCGGCATCGTTTACGCTCAATTTTAAGGAACCCTATCATGTACACACTCAAAATCGAATCTACTACTTACACCCTCAAAAGCCCGGAGCGCGCCGCGCAAGTGCAAGAACTCGCAAGCAAGAAAGCGCGCCGCAAGCCCATAACCACCGGTTGCGGGCGCAAGTTCCCTACTTTTGGGGCTGAATTATCAACCCATGCTTATGTGCGCGACTACTACGCTATGAATGCCCCCGGTGTTTATTGCGGCGCGCGCAACCAAGCGGCGGCGCTCGAAGCGGGCAACGCGGCGCTTGATATGTTCGAGCCATTGTCTAAGCACATCAGCACCCCCCAAGGCTTTGACAGCGAAGAGGTGGAAGCATGAGGAAACATTACACCCCCGCGCCCATAGCGCGCCCTTGGGTTGATGTGTTGCTAGCCGTGACTATTGGCTTGGCTTTGGCTGTTTTACTTTTGGAGTACCTATGATTTACGAAGTACAAACCCGCATGGTCAACACATGGGAAAACTGCTGGACGGAGGATGATAAGCCTCTGACCTTTGAGACTAAGGCGCAAGCACAATCAGAGATTGATGATTTGCTAGCGCTCATGCCTGACTATTCGCCGGACGATTACCGCATTGTGCAGCTTGAGGATGTGCTGCGCGCCTTACTGGACGACGACAACGAAAAAACCCGCTCAGACGCTGAGCGGGCTTTGTGCTCATAATCGCAGCGGCGTTAGCCGCCGCCATATTAGCTATTCTTTTCGATCTTGATTAAGCCCCCTTCCGGGGCTTTTTCTATGGCGCGGCGCAAGTCCGATTTATTGCTTTTGGCTAACTCAGGCGCGCAGAAAATGTGTTTCTTGGTTTGATACTCACGGGACGCAAGGCGGCCCATGTCAACCCAGCCCGCCTCTTTGAGGGCGTGCATAAGGGCCGGAGGCACTACGCGGATACCGGCGGGGGCATAGGCTTGCAATTCGTCGCAAAGGGCGTAGAAAGGCGCTCCAACTACGCCGGGATCAAAGGCGCGCAAGCGTGAGCGGATCATGGTCACTAGGAAGGACTCTGCGCCGCTCATGCCATGCTCGACCATGATAGCCTTCGCTTCGGTCATCGGGGGCGCTGCGTTGGGGTTCCACGCCGAAACATCACGCGAGTGTAGGTAGGCCGCTACTGCTGCAAACCCGCCCCGATTCTCGTACCAATTCCAAAGGCTAACCGCCTCTGCTTCGGGGAGCTTGCCTGCTTCGGACCATAGGACAAACCAGCGGCGATCCTCTGAAGGGAGACTGATCGCCACGCGCTCGTTACTGAACGCCACCACGAACACGCGGTTCAGAGCATAGTACGGGTGCAAGCCCTTGCGGTTGACCATCAGCAACTCGGGCGGCGCTGCGATGATGGGCTTGAGGGTATTCTCCAGCGCGCGCCGGTCTTTGGCCTCTGCTTGGCGCAACTCGGCGATCTCCATCACTTCGCACTCAAGGGCGTAGCCCCACTGCGAATTGAGGTCTTCATTCTTGACTAG